AAACCCTTGGATGCGGCAAAGCGGATCGCGATCCAATTGGCGCTATTCACCGGCTGGTGGGCGATCACGGGAATGTTATAGCGATTCAAACAATCAATTCAATTTGGGGTTAAGATCTAACCCTCCAAGGGCTCCGGCCCTTGTCAATTCACTACAGTAAAAGGCAAATTATGAACGTACACCTAACCCTAAAATCGGCCAATGTTAAGACAGGCCCGATTCCCGTTAGCACCACCGAAAAAGACAGCTGCCCTACTAACTGCGCCATGCGCGCAGAATGCTATGCCGATAGCGGGCCGCTGGCGCTGCATTGGCGCGCTGTCTCTAATGGCACGCGCGGCACCACTTGGGGCCAATTCACCCAAGCCATTGCAGCGCTGCCGGAGGGCCAATTGTGGCGGCACAATCAAGCTGGAGACATACCGCAAAAAGACGGCACTATTGACGCTGTCAAATTAGGCCAATTAGTTGCGGCCAATAGCGGCCGTCGCGGGTTTACCTACAGCCACCACCGGGATAGCGCTAGCCTTGCATGGATCAAACACGCCAATGTTTGGGGCTTTACTGTAAACCTATCGGCCAATGATTTAATCGATGCCGATTATTTGGCCGATCAAAATGCTGGGCCGGTGGTGGTGGTGGTGCCCAGCACTACTACAAAAAATACTGTCACACCCAAAGGGCGCGCTGTCGTTATCTGCCCAGCAACCCAGCGCGATGACGTCAGTTGCGCCACTTGCCAATTGTGCCAGCGCCAGCGCAGCGCCATTGTGGCATTTCCTGCCCACGGATCACGCCACCGGGTTATAAATCTGCGCTTGGCGGCATAGTGCACTCTCTAAACGGCCACTATGGCCGTTTAGGGGCGCGCACTGTGCACGCTATAACCTAAAGGCAAACCATGAATAAACTATTTCCTATCATATCGACCGGCGCGCCGGTGCCATGCTTTAACTGCGACCGGCCCGCTACCGGCGCGCAGGAAACCGACGCCAATAGTGCGCGTGGAAAATGGAGAGCTTACTGCCAGCACTGCGATATGTTTACATTTTTTGACCGGCCCGCACCATGATCCGCACCATGCGCGCACGTTATCCCGGCCGGTGCGCGGCCACCGGCGCGCCGTTCAAACCCGGTGCCTTAATCTACTATGACCAGGTCACTAAACGGGCCACGCTGGCCCCGGTGCTAAACACCATAACGTTTAGCGGCGATCGCGGGCCGGTGCACTTTATCCGCAACGCACGCGGCCGGTGCGAAGACGCACCATGCTGCGGATGTTGCACTATCTAGGGTTATCTGCAAGCGCTGCGCGCCAGCGCTTGCGGGCTATTCCTGGCCGGACACTAAACGAAAGTAATCTATGAAAATTGGTCAACACATTTACGTCAGTCTATACGGGCGCCTCGAGCGCGTGCGGATCCTGGCGATCCATCGCGCGGGTACCATTGACGTGCAACGCAGCGACGGCGCGTGCTACCGGGTCAGTGGCCTATCTATGGCCGTAGGGGCCGGACTATGATCCACCCACTATTTGAGGCCATCCTACGGCCATACGCGCCACCGGCACCACTGCCCACGCCGGAGGCAATCGACGCGGCCATGCTGGCCGATAAATTGGCCGACGGGTACAACAAACGCAAAATCAACAACGCTATCAACCTGGAGTTACGTTATGCAAACCCTGAAAATTAACACTACCACCTACAGCCTGCACTCGCTGGAGCGCGTGCTGGCCGTGCAAGCCCTGGCCGGTAAGATTACTGGCAAGCACAAGCCCGTGCGGCCAAAAGCGGCCAAGCGCATTTACCCGCGTTTTGGGGAGAGCCTGTCCACGCACGCTTACGTGCGCGATTTTTACGCTATGAATGCCCTTGGCGAGACAAACTACTTTGCGCCACTGTCCAAGCACATTAGCGTGCCCCAGGGCGTCGATTCTATGGAGGTCGAAACATGAACCGGGAACATTACAAACTCGAACCAGTGGCCCGGCCTTGGGCCGGTGCCCTGCTGGCCGTGACCATTGGCCTAACCCTGGCCGTTATTTTGCTGGAGTACTTATGATTGAGAACGATATGATGGCCGTACTGTCGGCGACAACCCGCTACTACCACGGGCAGATCGACGAAACGAACGCGGAGCTATACGACAGCCGCCTGCGGATAAACCACTTGGAAGACGTGCTGCGCGCGCTATTGGACGACGACAACGAAAAAACCAGAATGGACGCCCAACGGGCGCTAGACCAATGACTTATCTAAAAAAATCTTATTGTTTTAAAAACACGCCTACGGGCGCGGCCATGCGTACCTATCACGGCCACGTCAAACGGGAAACGGCCCTGCGCCATGGGTATAGTCAAGTGGTGTTATCTGTTATTGATTTAAGCGGCAAAGGGCGGGGGGAGAACCGGGCTTTTTATGGCCCTTATTTCCCCCGCCTGCAATGATCATAATCGCAGCGGCCCTTGCGGCCGCGATCCTGGCGATCTTGTTCGATCTAGACTAAGCCCCTTCGGGGGCTTTTTCTATGGCCCGGCGTAGGTCGGACTTGTTGCTTTTGGCTAACTCAGGCGCGCAGAAAATGTGCTTTTTGGTCTGGTACTCACGCGATGCAAGCCTGCCCATGTCCACCCATCCGGCCTCTTTCAGCGCGTGCATAAGGGCCGGGGGGACTATCTTTATCCCTGCTGGCGCGTATAGCTGCAACTCATCGCAGATCGCGTAAAAGGGCGCGCCGACCACGCCGCTAGAGAACGCACGCTGTCGGGCCTTGATTAGGTTGACCAGGAAACTCTCGGCCCCGCTCATGCCATGCTCGACCATGATCATTTTGGCCTCTGTCATCGGGGGCGCTGCGTTAGGGTTCCACGCGGACACATCACGCGAGTGTAGGTAAGCCGCCACGGCTGCAAAGCCGCCTCGGTGTTCGTACCAATTCCAAAGGCTAACCGCCTCTGCTTCGGGGAGCTTACCGGCCTCCGACCATAGGACAAACCACCGCCGGTCTTCGCT